TCGCCTACGCGCCGGTGCATTAGGCTTCGGTCAGATCAGCTTTTCGGTTCTCGTCGCGCTGACTTCGATGTGCCATGCGGTATTGATCGTCACAGTTTCCACTGAGCCGAACTGCATTGCGGCCTTTTCACTTGCCGTTACCGTGACATCGATGCCCTCAGGTGCCTTCGCCAAGCTGTCGTTGAGGCTCGCCACAAGAAGTTTGACGTCCGATATCCAACTTGCCAACTTCGCTTGTTTGTCCGTGTCGATAGTCATATGGTCTCCGTTTTGCGATAACCCGCAATGTCGCAGGCTGGAGAACCTTACTACAAGCGTTTGACCGCCTGCAACGGGCGCAACCTCCCACCCGCTTTTTTTAGAAGCGTTGCTAGGTCGCGGCGGGTATATCCGGCTTGGTCGACCTGCTGCGCCTTGGTGCGTTCAGCCATTCCGGTCGGTCCTGGCGGTGCGACTCCGCCATTCAGCCACGTTTATCGAGCTGGCGCGACACCAGTTGTTCGGGCCTGGGCTAATGGGCCCCCGTCGGCGATTTCTTCTGAGTCGCGCTGCCTATTTGCGACGTCCCTCTGATCCCAAATCAGATGCGCCGGCACCAGGTCCGCCGCCTTCCGGCAAACCCAGCAAATCCATCGGCCCGACCGTGCGTCACGAACCATCTCCAGGCTCGTAAGCTGGCATTCGCGCTTGCACGACGGGCATATGACGGATTCGGGGCGCATCGGGAAAAAGAAGCCCGGGCGGGCCGGGCAAATCACCGTAGTGAAGGAGACGCGATCAAGTTAAAGCGGTTTCCCTCGCTGGACGATTCCGCACATGATCCGGTGCAGTTCGGCCGGCGTGACCTCGTCGCGATCCTCGGAAATCATGGGAAGCGGCTTTTTCGTCCGAGCGTAGAGCAGGATCACGCCGCGTCTGATACCGCGTGGCCCGCTCGATTTGGCGTAGGAGATCGAGTTGGCGATGTACGTATAGCCCTCGTCAGTCAGCGCCGTGAGGTACTTCGAGATCGTCCCCCGGGGCACGCCGATCTGCAAACCAAGACTCGCTTGGGTGAGCATCCCCTGCTGCTCGAGCAACTCGCAAATGCGGTGGCCCACGAGATCCGGATTGGACAGGTTTCGCAGCGAGATCATGCTTCAGCTCCGACCCAGGACAGCATCACTCGATCGAGTTCCGTCGGCGCCGGAATCCGGAACGGCATCGAAACGCGCGCGGCGTCGCGCCGCCGGCTCTCCGCGATACGCGCGGACTTCGGCGTAAGCGGCACGACGGGCGGCATCGGCTTCTGGGTACGCGTATAGCGCCTGGGGCTGCCCGCCGCGGAAACGAATCCCGCTGCGGCCAATGCATCGAGCTGGCGAGCCGTTGCCCGCGGATGAATCCCCCGCACCTCGGCGATCTCGTTGATCGTCATCGGACCGCGGCGCGCGAGCAGCTCGCAGATGCAACGCTGCGCCGAGCCTTCTCGCTCGATCTGCTTCACCCGTGTTACCTCGGCTTGTACGTCGAGTACGGATAAATTTCGTTTCCGCTGAGGAAGAGTTGCTTTCCATCCTCGGTTTCCACGCGGAAGAAGCCACGGCGCTCGGGTGCCGGCCCGACAATCCGTCCTCGAACCTCCTTCTTGCCGTCCGCAGTTCGAACCCGACAATTGAATCGATCAGCGGCGTGAGCGCCCACAAATGAGAGGACGCCTTCGATCATCTTGATCACGTCGTCACGCTTCGGGCCCGGCGCGAAAAGACCGGTCCTCGTACCGATATCCATCGCCGCAGCGATCATTGAGTTCGTCACTTCGATTTTCGCCATCATTTGTCTCCTTTCTCACGGTGTGGCCTAGCAGGTGTAATCCTCGGAAACGCAGCTAAACGGCAAATACACGTACGGCCGGCGGCTCTCGCTCGGACCGAACTGCATGCATTCACGGTTGAAGAACAGCGCGAGCGACCGGCGCTGCGTCTCGCCGTTGCGCGCCTTCAGCAGCGTCAGGAACGCGTCCGGTTCGTCGACGCTCTGGTCGTCCTCATCCTTCTGCGCGGACCAGACTGAGAACACGTTGTCCGCGGCGTCGGTGATCTTCCCGCTGCCGCCGACGTCCATCTTTCCCGGGCTGCGCTTTTCGTCTTGGCCCTTCCGAGGATGGGCAACAAGGTGCACATGGACGTTGTACTGGCGCGCGAAGTTGGCGAGCAGGCGCATCGCCTCTTTCTGTGCCGTCATGGCGCCGTGGCCGTCTTCCGGCACGTCGGTCATCATCAGGCTGTCGATCACGAAGTGGCGGATCCCGTAGCGCTTGAAGCCGTACGTGAACACCGTCACCAAGCGCTCGATAGCCGCGACCCCGACCAGATCGAAGACCCACATCCGATCGCGCAGCCACGCTCCCATGTGGTCGAGGTATTCGGGCGCCGGCCGATCGAGGCCGCCCAGCTGCTTTGCGATCCGCTTGCCCTGCATCTCCGGCCGCATCTCGCCCGAGAAGACGCATGCGCGCTCGCCCTGGCACATGAGGCCGATGAGCACTTGGCCAAGCAACAGCGACTTGCCGTGCCCGTTGATGCCCGTCCATACCGTCACCTCGCCCGGGCGAAACTCGAACCACAATTCGTTGCGGCCGCAGAACGACAGGTACGGAAAGCCCGTCTCCTCATGCGCCGGGTAGAACATCGATTTGACGTTCGACCAGAAGCGCTCGATCGACTTGAGCTCGTCCGGATCGAAGCCCGATGCCTGATCGCAGCAGCGGTGGAAATCTTCCGGCGTCGCACCAGTGAGCAGGTATTCGTTCGCGTCCTTCGATTCGCCGAAGAACACGACCCGGCAACGCTCGATTCCGAGGCGGTTCGCAACCTCATGTGCGCCCTTTCGGCCGGCCTCGTCGTTGTCGTAGCAGAGCAGGATCTCGCTGAACCGCTCGAGGCGTTCCCAGTCGCTGTCGATCCACTGGTGGTTGCCGGCGCCGGCGTTCACGGACAGCGCCGGAATTCCGACCTGGTGCAGCGTCATGGCGTCGATCTCACCCTCGGCGATCGCGACGACGCGCTGGGTCGGGTCGATCAGGTTCCAGCCGAACAGGCACGGCTCGGCCCCGGCCTCTTGCCGCATATCCTTCTTGTCCGCGATGTTCCGGTACTTGGCGTTGATCAATTCACCGCCGCGGAGGTACGGGAAGACGATGTGCGTCTTCGGCCCGTTGGTCTGCTCGGCGATCTGGAACGCCTTCACGGTTTCAGCCGTGATGCCGCGGCCATCGAACCATTCGTCGAGCAAGCTCGTCGGTCGCGTCGCCCTCGGCCGCGCCGGTCGTTGATACGTCGGCGCCTGCCGCTTCGGCATGTCGTCGCGGACGCCGAGGAACTGCTTCGCCTCGCGCATCGCGTCCGCTACCGACAGCGACCGGCATGCGCACCAGAGGTCGAGCAGGTCACCAGCCTCGCCGCTGGCGAAATCCTTCCATACGCCCCGCTTAGCGCCGCTGAGGCACACCGACAGGCTCTGCCCCTTCTCGCCCGCCGTGCTGCCGGATTTCCATTCCTTGCCCGACTTGCGCCCGTTCGGCAGCAGATGCTCGGCCACGGCCGGCGCGTTCTGCGCCATTAGTTCGGCCAGTTCTCGCGCGTTCATGCCGGCGCTCCTTGCCGTACACCGTTGGCCCAGAGATGGGCAGATCGTTCGCTGCAGCCGGCATTGGTTGCCTGCCACTGGTACGTGAACCCTGCGGCCTTCCACCACGGAACCGCGCCACCATCGAAGAGATCACCCTTCGCGCCAGGCTTCGCGTATTCCTCGAAGTGCCGATCCCGTCCGAAGAACGTCGATGCCTGCTTCACGTACGGCGTCCCGATGTTGCCTGCAGCCTTCATCGCGGAAGCGTAAGCCACCACTGCCGCGACCAGCACATCCGGATCGATGCCTTCACGGATCCGAGCGTTCCATGCCCGCTGAGCTGCCTGCTTCGAATTCGAGCCTTCACGTTTCGGATATTGCCGCCACGCCTCGTCGAATTTTTCATCGATCGCACGTGAACGGTTCTTTGACGGTTTATTGATGGTTAAGGACGGATTGGGTGTCACCGTGACACCCCGTTCGCTCGTCAATGACACCCCGTTGGCGTCACCGTGACACCCCGTTACCGTCACCGTGACACCCCGTCCGTCACCGGGTGTCACCACGACACCCCGTTTTTTCATCACCATGTCGTAGCAAACCGGGCGCCGATCACCGCGATCAATGTATGCCGCGACGATCGCCTGGTTGCCTTTCTGGATCAGTCCTAGCTCCTCCAGCACATCCAGTTTCCGACGGATCGTGCTCTCGGAAAGGCCCGTGTCAGATTCGAGTCTCGAGGTCGAGGGAAATGCCGCCTTTCCGTCTGCGTCGGCGTAGTTGGCCAAACAGAGCAACACGTGACGCGCGGTGGCGTCTCGAATGTCCTGTTGCTCGATGGCCCATGTCATGGCTTGAACGCTCATCGCATGGACTCCTGGATCGCCAGTTCCATAACGAGCCGTTGGTCGGCGCTGCGCCCGCGAA